AACAGTTTATCAATGGCGATCCAGACAAAAACTTTGATCACATCAGTAGCGCAGAAATCCACGCCTGTGCAGACAAGACCGCCTTGGTGGACGAGTTTGCCCTTGATCTGCGTAAACAACATAATGCGAGGTTCGTATGAACACCCCACCAATTGACAACATTACATTGCGTGACTTCTTTGCAGCATCTTTTGTGTCATCTGGTCATGTCTTTAAGGCAATCTCAGATGGCAATACACCAGAACTTGTTGCAGAACAAGCGTATTTGATGGCAGACGCAATGATTAAGGAGCGCAAACGTGATCCTGCGTGAGTATCAGTCCCGCGCAGTTACAGACCTGTTTGCTTGGTGGACAAAGCATCAAGAGGATCACGACATTCCTCTTTTGGTGCTACCCACCGCCGCAGGCAAGTCTGTGATCTGCGCTGAGATTGTGCGCCAAATGTGGGATCAATGGCCTTTGTTTCACCCGCGCACTGTGGTGCTAGTGCCATCCAAGGAACTTGCCGAGCAGAACGCTGCCAAGCTCAGAGCCTTGCTTCCCCCAAACATCAGCGTTGGCTTTGTCAGCGCCAGCTTGGGCAAGAAGCAACACCAAGCAGATGTGATTGTTGCCACCATTGGAAGCATCCACAAGGCATCTCACCTGCTTGGCAACATCAAGGCTGTGGTGATCGATGAGGCTCATCTGGTGAGCCAGAAGGCAGGGGATGCAGGGATGTACCGCACTTTCCTGTCCAAGTTGGGCGAACTTTGCGAGTTCAGAACTGTTGGCATGACCGCCACGCCTTTTAGGGGCAATGGTGTTTGGCTGACCGATGGGGATGAGCCATTGTTCACAGGCATTGCAAGCCGAGTATCCATGCGCGAATTGCTCGATGCCAAGTTCATTGCCCCGCTTGTCCCACCAGATCACATTGAAACCCGCATCGATGCCAGCCATGTTGGGATTGCCAATGGCGACTACAAGGTTGGCGAACTTTCCCGCGAGGTTGAAAAATACCTGTCCAAAGTAGCCGCAGAAGCTATCAAAATCGCCTCAGAGCGCAAGAAATGGATAGCCTTTACACCGAGTGTCAAAAACGCTGAAAGCCTTGCAGATCGCTTAATTTACCGAGGAATTGTGAGCGCTGTTGTTTGTGGTGAAACCCCCAAGCAGGAGCGCGAAGACCTGATTCGCCAGTTTAGGGATGGCGAGATTCACTGCTTGGTTACTGTCTTGGCTTTGTCGGTTGGTTTTGATGTGCCAGACGTAGACTGCATTATTTGGTGCAGGCCCACCAAGTCGCCAGTGCTTTATGTGCAGGGCATGGGCAGGGGTACTCGAATTGCAGATGGCAAGACAGATTGCCTGGTGCTTGACTTCACCGACACAGTTGAGCGCCTTGGGCCAGTGGACACCATCCAAGGCAGGGCTAAGAAGAGGTCAGGCCCACAGGAAGCGCCTTACAGTATCTGCCCAGACTGCGGTGAACGCAATGCACCCGCAGCTCTTGTTTGCATTCATTGCGGTGGTCAAATCCGAGAGGAAGAGGCTAAACCAATTGATGCAAGGGTTTCATTGGCAGCGCTCTTGTCGAATCAGGCAAGCATCTCAGAACTGATTTGGCACGATGTAACCCGAGTTGACTACGGCCTGCACCGAAAGGAAGGCAAGCCAGACTCATTGAGAGTTGACTACTACGCTGGCCTGCTTCGGGTTGCTACTGAATGGGTTTGTTTTAGTCACATTGGCTATGCTAGGCAAAAGGCCGAGAACTGGTGGATGCAAAGGGAGAAGAAGTCTATGCCATCAGGCACACAAGAAGCGCTTGAGTGGCTTGAGTTTAAAAACATTGAAGAGCCAGTTAGGATCGCAACCCGTAAAAATGGAAAATACACAGAGGTCAAAGACTATGAATTTAATTGAAATAAACGCAATCAAGAGACATTTGGACAGTCAGGTCAAACAGATCAATACAATCAGAATCAACTGCCAACAATGTAATAATTTTGAGACAGGCATTTGTAAGCAGTTTGGAGCAAAACCACCGCTAGAGTGGATCACTGGCACAGTTGAGTGCGAACATTGGGAATGGGATCAAATCCCCTTTTAAGGAGACATCATGTTAGAAAAACCACCATATTCAAAAATAAGTTACCCATCTACGCCCACCAAAATGGGCAAAAATGGCGTTGTAGAGTTTAAATGGGAGTCTGGCGCTGATGTGCAGGCGCTCTGGCGTAAGCATGGTTGGACACCTCCTAATGAGGGTATGCCACCCCCACCGCCCGAGCGTGAGCGCGTTTTGGATTCTTCGCCTCTCAGGAGAGTGCGCTAATGATGCCTCCGATTCAAATGGGCCTAGTCAATCCTGTGCATAAGCTAAAGTTTTGCACTAAGTGCCAAGCAGACAAGCCACCAGAGGGTGGTGTTGATATGGGCGCAAAATGGAACTGCCAACTCTGTTGGGTCAGACGATTAACTGGTAAACACTTGAGACAAAATGCCAAGACCAAAACCACCTGAACCCTTATTAGGAAGACAAGTCCGAATGTCAGATAGACATTGGATGATCTTGCAAGAACTTGGCGGCGCTGAGTGGCTGCGTAAGCAGTTAGATAAGAACGCTAAGATGCCAGCCAAGTATTACCGCCGTGAACTGGACGCACCTTCAAAGAAAGAAGTCAATGACTAACCAAAGTGGCTGGCGTAAGCGCCAAATTCAAATGCCCAAGTTTGACATTTGGGAGCGCGAGAGCCTGGTTGACTTTGCAGGGGAGTGTTATGTCAAACTGTGCGAACAGGACGACCGCATTCAGCAGCTTGAGTGTGACCTGAAGACGGCTATAGAGGCTTACAGGGCGGTGGTTAAAGAATAAGAGCGCACTCAGCAACTCTGCGTTTGGTCAGCCCTACTAGAACCTTACCGCCGCCTTTATTCCAAAGCATCAGTTGCTCCTTTGCTCCCTCCCAATCCCCTGCGTTAATTTTGCGTTTAAGGGTTGAGGTTTGAAGACGACCAATCCCAAGGTTGTAACAAAAATCCACAATGGCATTGCATTTTCGTTCGTCTGTTGCAAGAATTGGACAGTTACGCAAAGCACCAGGCAAGTAAGTATGCTCCAACTCAATCATCAAAAGCGCCCTAGCTGTCGGCTCATCCATTGGCGGGTCTTCCAATGTCACCTTGCGCTTGTCTGCGTAATAGGTAGAACCATAACCAATCGTTGCCACATTTGCAGGGCAAAGGTATGGTTTGGCTCTATAACCCTCAAACTGACGGCATAGTGCAGCGGCTAGTTCTAAGTTCATATTCCACGCTTGGCAAGAGTTCTGTCTAAGAACCAATAATTGATTGTTCCTGAGAGCAAAGCAGAAAAGTCAGGGGTCATCATAGTTTTGAAGACTTCAACAGCGGGTGCGCCACCAAGCCATGCGTTATAGGCAAACCAGACATGAATAAATGACCATACAAACAGCACCCAATACGTGACCAATGGCCTGACGCTTGCGCTAAGAGAGGCCACCCATCCGCCTGCGGCCTTGACCATCTCGGCCTGTTGTGTAATAGCGTTGTTAAAAGCATCCATGACCCCTACGTCAATAGCGGCTTCTCTTTGTGCGCCAATCTCAGCCAACTTTTGCTGACCACGCTGCGCTTCCAAGTCACATTGAAACTTAAACATATTAAGTTCATGGGTACGCTCATTTTTCTTATCCATCCATTTAAGGACTTCTGGAGCCATCCGAAAGATGCCACCAAAGATGGAGCCTAATAAACCACCACTAAGAATATCTAACATTTTTATTCCTCCGACATATCAGTTGAAGCCAAGTTAATTCGGGTCTTTAAAGCCGCAATATCCTCTGGCTTAGTTTTAAATCCAATGGCTACATACCCTGCAAACTTACCTAAGTCTGGAGGAATAGCCCCTCTACACATGAACTTTACACCTTGCTTTGCACCCCACTCACCTACCTTAGACGATGGGTTAAATTCCTCACACAGAACCTCTCCATTGAGCATAGCAACCATTGCGCTGTTTCTATCTGCTGATGCGTTAAACAAGGATGTTACTGTGCCTTCCATTGACTTCTCTCTTGAGCCATCAGCGTTCAGAGCCAACACAGTAGTTCGGCTGTTTGTTGCCAAGTTAGCTTTGTGAATAAGCAAAACTATGCCATCTACATCTTTAAGCAAGCTACGAGCAGGGGTAAGTAAGTTCTCCTGCTTTGCCAGTTGAGGCATCTTGTCCTGAGTTGTAATGGCTTGTAGGATTACCTGACGAGAATCCCATGCGAAGTATCCGGCAAATGCTAGAAACGCAAGGAGAATGACTGTGAACAACTTGAAAGGGTTATCGACCCACTCAATCAATCCAATGATTTTGCCAAGTGTGCTGTCGTCTTTCTTAGATTCTGGCTTTGGTGCAGAAGCTGGCGTGGCAACAGACACATTGATTGTCTGCTCTGCTTTTGGCTTGGGTGTACGCCGTTTAACTGGCGCTACCTTTGCAGGGGGTTTCTTTGCTGTAACCATTATGCGTATATATCCAGTTTACGATTTTGGAATATCTCCATACGAAGACGCTCTTGAACTACTTTTTTAGTATAAATCTCAAATGCTAAGTCTTGTAACTGAGTCTGCTTTTGCTTGGCTAACTCATTTGCCTTGTTCATTTCATGCTGTTTTTCTAGCTTAACTTGAGCAAGATCATGTCTATCTGGATAACCAGAAGGCTGTACAGTTGGGAACAATTTGATTGTGTCGATCATTATTTCTCCCTTTTAAGAGCATCTTTATAGCCTTGAACAACCTTATGTCTCAATTCTGCACTATCAGCACTACCCGCCCATTCACTCAAGTTATTCCATATAACAGTCATGTCGGAACTTTTACACAATGTTTTATGTTTTGTAAGCCAAGCAGACATCTGTTGATGACGTTCAGTTGGGTTATGGATTGTGTAAGCAATTATGTAAAACTCACGCACACTGCATAGGTCTTGACCAGCAGAATGAAGCGATAGAGTTAAAACAAGTGCTATTAGCCATCTCACGGGTACGCCCAAACAATAATGTAACTAGAAAAGATGACAAAGCAAATGATGCAGACTGCCGCAACAAATGCTTCGGCATAGTCTCTCATGGCTTTTGAGCGTTCTCCGCTTTATTCAAAGCCTGATTTATTCGTGCCTTTGTCTTGTTATCTTTAACTTGTTTTGTTACTGCTCTGATTCCGGTTAACACAGGTATTGGCAAACCTGTAAAAGATGCTAGTAAGCCTGCCTCAGTTGTAGCGCCAACAATGTTCATAAGTGTCATTGCCGTTCCAGAGGTGTTCACCAATGTGCCAGGCGGGACTGTATTGACATACTTTATGACTTCGTTTAAATCGCGCACAGTCTGGGCTTGTTGTTTGCCAAGAATAATATCTAAACGACCATTTGAATCTAAAGATGTTACTGCTGCATTCAGTTTGGCAGGAGAAATCATATCCCTACCCATTGAATCTGTTTGCAAACCTTTTTTGGCCTCATCTTCAAGATACTTAATGGTTGCGCCTTGTAATTCTTTATAAGCATCTCTTCCATCTTTGCCACTT